ACATTACCCGCATTCTTTCCGCTGTCAAGAATTTCGTTCGGAGCCTGCGCGGGGGGCGTGGGGCCGGAGATCGCGTCGGAGATCTTCTTGAGTTCCGGATATGCGGCCAGGGACTCTTCCGGGACTGGCTGGCCGGAGGACAGGGCGTCGATGATCTTCGTGGAGTCCCAGCCGGGAACGGGCTGAACCGATTTCTGCACGGACTCCGTGAAGGCGCGTGCCTGGTCCGCGGACTTGCTCAGGTCGGCGTTCATGCCGGCCTCTTTTTGCGCACGTACTCCGGAGAAACCGGTTTCGAGAAGAGCCATGCCGCCTGCGGCGCGGGCGATGTCCGTGCGGAAATCGTCTGCCCGGCGCTGCATCTCTTCGGGGGAGATCTCCCCGCGGGCCGCGGAGTCCTGCGACTTCGAGAATCCCGAGTAACCGCGAACAAGCGCCTCGATCCCGGCAAGGCCGGAGACCGTGGCGATGCGGCTCGCGATATCCGACACGTTGCTTCCGGGGAAGATCTTGCCTATGACGTGGAACGCCGCACGCATGCCGAGGTTGCCGACAGCGCCCTTTGCGGCCCCCTGCCATGTGCCCTCGTCGGAGTAACCCCTGACGGCTCCCATGGCGGCGCCGGAGACATAGCCTGGGCCGAACTCCGCGAGACCGGGAACGGCCCCGCCAAGAGTTTCCGCTATGAGCTTCGTCGGCCCGGACAGGTCTCCTGCCTTCGCCCTTTCGGCGTACACGTCGCCGGCCGCAGAGAACACGTTCTTCCCGGTGTAGCGGCCCTTCTCCCCGGTGATCGCCTCAATCGGGAGATCCACCGCGGTGCGCACGGTGTCCGAGAAACTGCCAAGGCCTTTGTAAAAGCCAGCCATCGCTTCGTTTCCGAACGCAGCTACTTTATCCGTGACCCCAGGGGACCCGGCCAGCCCGTTCTTCCTGATGGCTTCCGCGATCCGATCGTCCGACATGGAGTCCGGGAACTCCACGTCTCCATGGCCGGGGACTGTTACGATGGGCATCAATCCCTCCTATGCGATGGGGACGTCTTCGATCCTGCCGGTCTTTTCGTTGTAGACCTTCTTTGTTGGCCTTGAGGCGCCACCGGAAGAGGGCGCGCCGGTGGATGCCGGGGAAGTCGTGATGTTCTCCGGCATCTTATTGTACTTCATGAGCCACTGGCGCTTTCCGGCGATCTGGCTGAGTTCGCTGATCATGTTCTCAGCCATCTGCCTGTTCAACCCAGCGGCGTCGGGGTTGGCCAGGATTTCATCCAACTTCGTTCCGCCGTTGATCTTGTCGAGGACGCGGTATTTCGCCAACACGTCCTTCTCCATCTGGTCGAGTTGCCGCATGCCGGAGTTCACGATCCTGTACGGGTCCGTCACGTTCTTCATCATGTCGTGGGCCGCCTGGACCACCTGGGTCGGGGAATACTCCGGGTGCTCCTTCCGGACGGCCTCCATCGTGGTGCCGAGGTCGGAGGCGTGGGGCTTGTTCGCGCTGTCCACTTGATGCAAGTCAGCCGACAACTTGTTGGTTGCATCTAGACCAACGTCCTGAGGGAACTCGATGCCGTACTTCTTGCTCAAGATCAGAGAGAGTTTGTTTCCTGCGTCGATATCCTGGGCATGCTTCCCGTAGGCAAGCTGATTCTTCCAGTTGTCGCTGGCCATCTGGCCCCGTTTGTACTCCAGATCCCCTTCCAGCGCCTTCATGTGGATTGACCGATCCGCGGACTTGTCCTGACGCTCCATGCCGAACTTGCTCTGGTCCCAGCCCATGCTCTGCTGGAACATGCTGATCTTGTTCTGCTCCTGCTCCTTGTCGAACGCCAACTTCGCGGCTGCCTGCTTCTCCATCTCCAACTGCTGCATGCGCTGCAGGATGAGAGATTGCCGCTTCGCGGCGGCGTCCACGCCGGAGGCACCGTCCAGGGTCGAGGGGTCGTATCCGATCATGCTGGGCATCGTGTCCTCCTAGTAGCCGTAGTAGCCGGCGAGACCGCCGTTCCACATGTTCGTCTGCTGTTGGGCGGAGCCGTATTTCCCGAGAACGTTCGCGAGATCGCCGTACAACCCGCCGCGGGCCTTCGCGTAAGCGTCGGTCATCTGCCCGACCTGTTGCCCGCCGGTCAGGTACGTGCGGGCCAGAGCCTCGCCGGCTCCTGCGCCCATGGTGGCCAACGACTTCCCGGCATCGTACTTCCGGGTCACTTCGTCGGCCATCAACTGCCGCTGCATCTTGTTCTGGGACTCTACGGCCGAGTCGGACCCGTACAGGCCGCGAGACGCGAGGTTCTTGTCCAGGCTCCTCGTTCCCTCCTCCAACTGGAACTTGTACAACGGCGACGTTTCGTCCCCGTATGCCGTGTCGGCCAGGAACTTCATGGCGTCCGGGGTATAGCCGTACATCGCCGACAGGGGCTGGGTCGCCTGGCCCAGGTACCCCTTCTGGTCGTTGTACCCCTGGCTGTAGATGTTCGCCATCTCTCCGTGCCCCTGCCTCAGGGCCGGGATGATCTCGTTGTACGTCAAGTCCTTCAGGAAATTGTCCTGCTCCGGGTTGCCGTAGTTGCCGCCACCGCCACCGCCCGGACCACCACCGCCGCCGGGACCCGTGCCGGGACCCGTGCCGTAACCGCCGTTTCCGCCGTACTGGTCATTCCCACCGGTGCCCCACCAGTCGTTCGGTGGGTACCCGCCGCCACCGTAGCCGCCGTTGGGTGGGGCGTACCCGCCGCCACCGTAGCCAGGGCCAGGGTCATACGGACCGTAGCCGAACCCGTAACCCGGCCAGTAGTCGTACCCGTCGTCGTACGGGTTCCAGCCGCCTCCGCCGGGGGGCTGTTCTCCGCCGGCCTGACTGGACGGCTCCCAGGACCCTGTCTGCGGGTTGTACGTCCACCCAGCGCCAGGCCCGGTGCCACCTCCGGCCTGCCCAGGGTCGGCGTTGGGGTCCGTGGCGTTGGGGTCGGAGCCACCCGGGGGCTGTATGCTGACCTGGCCCAGGCTTTCGCCGGGAGGATTGCCGGGATTCCAGATCTTGGTCACGGACGAGTCGATGGTGACCGGGTTCTGGTGTCCCCACTCGCGGATCTGCGCGATCATGTTGTACGGGTCCATGGACCCGCCATAGACCGTCTCACCCTTCTCGTTGTAGATGAAGATCCCACCGGGTCCGGCCTTCATGGTGTAGCCGGCGCCGGTCGGGGGAAGGCCGGCCCGGAACCCTTCGTACTGCTTCGCCCAAGCGTAGTTGTCAGAGATCGCCATGACCTACCTCCACACCGGACGGCCCATCGAGGGGCGCTGTCCGTACTGTGTCCCCTGCGGGCTTTGCCCGGAGGGGTACTGCTGGCGCTGCGGGTACCCCATCTGGCGGTAGTAATTCGGCCTCTGGGGCTGTTGCGGCAGCTGCGGTTGCGACGGCTGTTGCCCATACCCGTAGTACTGCGAGAGACCTTGCTGAGGAGATGTTGGCATGTTGTCACCGCCCATCCAGTTTGGGTTGCCCCACTTTGCGTCGGGACCGGGTTTCGGTCGGTTAATGAACTGGGTTCCCGTGGGGTCAAGCATGTACTTGCTGTCGAACCCCGTGCGCGCCCCCTGACTCAACTTCGAATAGATTTCCGAAAGACTCTGCCGGCGTTCGGCCAAGCGTTGATCGTACGGGGCAAAGTTTTGCCCAGACTTTTGTACGCCGGGCATGTTTATGACTCTGTTGTATTCGTCACGAGTCATCTGCCAGGGAGACTTCGAGTTCTCTCTACCATCGGGGTTGAAAACAGAAGTCATGGTCCTACCGTTCGGCCCACCACTAAGAAGATTGGCTTGCGCGTAGTCATCCGATGCATTTTGTACCGCCGCGTCCCTCCCTCTGGCCTCCTCCAGCTGCTGAGCGGAAGTCATTCCGGAGTTCGTGTACCAATCCACCCAGTTGTTAGAGTTCATGTTGATCTGTTGTTCCTGGGTCAGCGGCTTCCCGTACGGGTCCGTGGTCAGCCTGGACTGCGAGTTCATGAAATCCTGCTGTTCCGGGGTCAGCTTCTGCCCCATCCACGTTGTGATCGGTTTCCCTCTCAGCATCTCTCTACCCTCAGTTGAAGTGCAGGACCGCCCTGGTGATTACCCCGGCCCCGGTCCCGGAGTCCAGCCAATGGCCGATCTCCCGGTTGTGCTGCGCCACCGCCGGGAGAGAGGCGTCCTGGTTCACCCTTCCGGCCGTGGTGGTTGAAGTGGATATCAGGTACCCCCTCACCGCGGTGTCGGCCGCGTTCGGCAACACCAGGGCCACTCCGGCCACGACGATGTACACGGTGTTCCCGGAGGTGGCGTCAGCCAGGACCACCCCGATCGGCATGTCGTTGGAAGTTGGGGCCTTCTTCGCCCGGTTGTTCACCCCGGAGGCCTGGTCTACGTAGACCACCTCGCCCTTCACCAGGTTCTCCCCGGCTATCATCAGGATGGCGATGCCGCCGTCCAGGGTGATCCTAACCCCGCCCGAGAACGTCGGATCCGCCAGGTTCGCCTTCTCCGTGTCCAACTCGTTGACCGCCGACTGCACGTTCGTCGCGGCGATACCGCCGGCCGGAGTGTTCACGATCACGTTAGCGGCATGCTTGTAGTTGCTGCCGTCTACGTGGGTTTCCCACTTCTCCCCGTTCGCGTTGCTGACGTGCTTGTCCTTGGTGGCGTTGGTGCTGGTGACGTCAACCCCCAGGATGTCGGTCAACATGGAGTGTGCCCGCAACGCCACATCCACGAGGGAAGACGAGACCTTGGACAGCCACGACCACTTCAGGCGCCCGGTGTTCTGCTCCCACTTCCCGCCGATGGACGTTTCCCAGGCATCACGCTGCTTCTTGTCGTCCGAATAGACCTTGGGATTCTTGTAGACTCCGATGGTCATCTAGTCAGCATCTCCACGTCGGTTTCCGCGTCGATCAGCGTGAACGGCTCCGAGGCCGAGAACCGGAATTCGTACTGCCGGGTGCGGTAGATCCCGACGCGGGACATCACCGCGATATGAACGGTATCCCCGATCTTTCCTATGGGGAGGTCCTTCTCCATCGTCCATGGGCCGCCGTCGTTTCTCCAGCGGACCATCATCTTCGGGTCAGTGGACTGCGTCGTGGCCCCGCGCTTGGTCTTGATGCGCAGGGTAGCCGCACGCTTCTTCACGAAGGATCCGTGATCGACCCAACCGGTCCTGCGGGCCACGACGATCTCCCGCCCGGCGTCGTCATAGTAGGAGTGCGACATCCTGTAGACCTTGCTGTCCAGCCTGCTGCCCCACAGGTGCATGCCCCAGCCCTTTGCGTAGGTGTAGCAGTTGCCCAAGAACCGATCCCACGACGCGGTCTTCGGATTCCAATACCCCCACTCGCTCCAGTCGATCTGCTGCGGCGCCGCGGTCACGTCCATGACGATGGTCTTGTTCTCCGCCGGGAAAGAGACGATGTAGAACGTCCTGCCGGAGATTTCCATCACGTCCGCGAAAGCGTCGGAAAAGGTGGTAAGGGTCTGGAGGTATTTGTCAAACGGAGTCGAAAACGGAATGGCAGTCCGACCGTTCATCATGCAGAACTTCCGGGCGTTGTCCAGCCAGAACCAGGTCTCGTTGTACATCTTCATGGTTTGCGGCGCATACACGCCACGCTCCGTGAAGGCACCTTCGATCCTGGCGTACCATGGGGAAGCCTCAATCGGGGCCCAGATCTCGATGGACTCCGTGCCCACGATGGCGATTTCCCGCCTTCCGACGAACAGCCCGCCCACGTGGTCCGGCTTGCTCTCCGCGGTCAAGCGGTTCGGATAAGTCCAGGTCTCCGGGGTGTTCACGTCGGAGTAGTACCAGTCCGCCGTCCCGGCCTGACCCGCGAGGATCGTCAGGTCGATGTATCCCACCGAGTCCACCGCGGTCGGCATGGAAACCCCGGAGAGATTCTTCACCGTTCCGTCGTCTCCCACCAGGGCCATCGCTCCGCCGTTGGCGATCACGACGTAGTCCTTGTAGGGCAGCGCGACGTTCGTGGTGATCGCTTCGGCGAAGGACGGCCGGGATTTGTACCCTATCTCGTACTTGTCGAGCAGGTACTTCCCGAGGTCGGCGGTCACCGTGCCGTTTGCCGTGATCTTGAAGATGTGGCCGTTGGATACCGCCAGCACGGCGCTTTCGGACTCCCACCAGAACACCCCGTCAACAGGATGGCCGGTGCCCAGATCGAGCAGTTGCTGCAGCCCAGGGCGCTTGTACGTGTAGCCGCCGTCGTCCACGAACGCGTCCTGAAGGAATCCAGAACGATCCGAAAGGACGTCGTCATCGACCCCGCGGTATGCGGAGCCGGTGACCGGGATCTTCTGCGTTTGCAGTGTCGGAGGTGCCTCTACGCCCACGTGACGCCCCTACTCGACGATGTCCAGGCACAGCCAGGGCTTGAAGCTCGCCACCGACAGGTCCAGGTTCGAACCCAAGGTGTGCCTGACCGCCAGGGTGAAGTAGTCTCCAGTCGTAACCTCCAGGACACCGGAGGAGAGGTTCTGGCACTCCAGCATCGTGGCCCCGCGGGTGAACTTGCTCTTCACCACCCCGTCGAACACCGCCCCGTTTTTCAGGATCGCGGCCTCGACGTACCCACCCGTGACCGCGGAGGCCCACTGCAGACCGGCGGAGACGCGAACCCGTCTAACCCCGGTGGGTATCGTCAGTCGCTCCTGGTTAACGCTGGCGTTCCAGATTGCGTCGGTGTCATACAGCGCAGCGCTGAAAACCACCACGGTCTCCGTGTCGTTTGTGATGGTCTGTGCGGTGTCCCGGCGAACCAGCGATCCGCGATTACGGAGGTTGTGCCCGATACAGCGCCACGTCCCCGCCCCGTACTCCACGAAAGCCAGCACGTCTCCGGCCCTCGTCTGGAAGTTTCTTCCGGAAGGAAGGATCAGGTTGGATGCGTGGTGCGTCAGGAGCAGGGACCCGGAGAACTGCAGCAGCACCATGGTTCCGATGCTCTTGGTGGCTATGGCCGTGATCCCGGTCGTGCCGGTGACGTTGAAGAAGTTCCCGTCGTTTCCCAGGGTGAGCGTGGCCGCGGAAGCGACGTCGATCCCCTTGGCACCCTGGATCATGCCGGGCTTGAGGAGAACGTCCTTGCCGCCGTCGGTCAGGTCAGAGAGGAACTTCCCGGCCTGGTTTGCCTGATCGACATACACCATCGACCCGTCCACTCCGTAGACCAGGTTGTCCCGCGTCGCGATAGCCCCGCCGTTGCTGTCCTGGATGATGAACTTGTAGAGGCCGTCCGCGTAGATCAAAGCAGTTCCGGCGCCGTCCAGGATCACCGGATTCGTGGCGGCCGCCGCCTTCCCGGCGTCCGTCCACACGGTCTTCGGGTTGAGCGTGCCGGCGGCGTAGGTGTAGACCCTTCCGGCGGCCAAGGCCTGTCCGGCGGAGTTCTTCACCCCGGAGAGGAGGAATTCCACCTGTTGCGCGAGCTGGGCCATCTATGCCTCCTAGTAGAGCGGGCTCGTGGAATTGTCTTCCGGAACCGACGCATTTTCGTTGCTGGCCAACTCCACGCGTTCCTTCGCCTGCCCCTTGATCCACTGGCGCTCCTGGATCGGGAGGCCGTAGTCGTCGGAAAGCTCCTCCGCGAGACGGTACACGATGGCGTTGATCCACCGATCCGGAGAGTCCAGCGAGGACTCCACTGTGGCAATGGCCGTGATCTTCCGGATGCGCCAGTAGTGGATCAAGTACTTGGTCGAGGAGTCCGGGATGGGCCACAGGCGAATACGGAACGGGATCGACTCCTCGACGTATGCGTGAGTTGGCGCCCCGGAGTCGTCCTTGTCCGCGATAGCGGCGTACTGATCCTTGGAGATCAGGGTGATCGGATCGTCGTCTCCGTTCTCCCGGCTATACATGGACGTGATCCGCAAGGTGTCCGCGTCCGCGAGAAAATCCCCGATGCTGGAGTACGACGTGCCGAGCAGCCACGCGGCCCCTCCGGCGCCCGTCAAGGACCAGTACATCTTCCACTGCGCACCGGTTCCGGGCTCGTTCGCCGCGGTTGCTACATGGGAGCGGATGCACGTGTAGGTGCCACCCCCGCTGGTAACGACGGAGGAGTCGGAGAGGGCCTTGGTCACCCACTCCGAGCACCACGGGGTCTTCCCTTCCGCCTGCAAGCCGGAAAG